AGGACCTGATGCTGTAAGAATATATGACTATTGGAAGGACTTATTAGCTGATATTTTTGATTCTAAAAGAACTCCCGAAAACCGTATTACAGAGGTCATTTTAAGTGGCTCAATAGGAACAGGAAAAAGCACTATAGGAGAGTTAATATTTTTAAGAAAAATTTATGAGTTGTCATGCTATGAGAATATCAATGCCCTATTTGAACTCATGATTAAAACACATATAACCCTACTTTATTTTAGTGTTAATAAAACTCAGGCTGAGCGTACTGGTTTTGGAGAAATGAGGTCTTGGATAGATTCTTCTCCTTATTTTAATGAGCATTTTAAAAGAGTACAAAGACTAGATAGTATGATACTATTTCCTGAAAATGTATTATTTGCCTTTGGTTCTGGTACTCAGGATAGTATAGGTATGTCCGTTTTAGGAAGTATTCTTGATGAAGCTAACTTTTTTAGAGGTAGTGGTGAAGTTGAAAATAGTAAAGTATCAGAATTATACTCTAGTATAGTTAATCGTTCCAATTCTAGATTTATAGTACAAGGTGGTATTAATTATTCCCTTAACATTCTTATATCATCTTCTACACACGAATCCTCTTTCACCGAACAAAGAATCGCTCTTGCTTTAGATAACCCTCATACTATCGTTAGAAGCCCTACACAGTGGGAAGTTAAACCAGAAAAATTCTCAGGTAAGTTTTTTTATATTTGTAAAGGTACAAATTTCTTAGAACCTTTTATAGTAAATACTATAGATGACATAGACCAGTATAAAATATCAGAAAGTCTTCCAAAATCTTTGGGTACTTCTGGTAGTTCTGATTTAGATGAGATAAAGAAAGAATTAGAAAACTTACCTGAGTTTAAAAAAAGTGATTTCTTAACCGTACCTGTAGAATTAAAAAATGGATTTGAATCTAATATAATTAAATCCCTACAGGATATGGGTGGTGTGTCTGTTGCTCATACAGGAAGACTTTTTACATCTAAGCCAGTATTCTTAGCAAATTGTAGGGATTATATGAGCCACCCTTTTGTTAGTGAGTCTATTGTAATTTCTACAGGGGATACTATAAAAATACAGGACTATCTAAAAAGAGATTATATGTTTCAATATCCTGATAAACCTAGATATCTTCATATTGACCAATCATTAGTTAATGACTTTACAGGTATATCATGTGTCTTTATTAAGGATATTGTCGAAAAAGATAATATGAAAAAACCTATTATAGGTGTAGACTTCATGCTTAGAATAGAACCTCCAAAACCTCCTAGAAGAATAGCCATATACAAAGTGAGAGATTTTATTGTGTATCTCAATGTAGTAAGAAAACTCAAACTAGGGAAAGTTACCTATGATATTTTTAATTCTGAGGAATCAAGACAAATCTTAGAGGAAATGGGATACAATGTAGGATACCAATCTGTGGATAGAAATGATAAAGCTTATGTGGATACAGTAACCCTATTATATGAGGAACGTATAGAAATGTATGAGTATGAACCCCTTAAAGAAGAGTTATTTACAGTACTACATGATAGAAGACGAAGAAAAGTAGATCATCCTAAAACTTTGGCTGATGGAACTTTAGGTCGAAAAGACGTTAGTGATAGTCTTTGTGGAGCTATAGAAAATGCCTTACAATCAACTTTTCAAGAAAATACTCTTGGTGATGGGATACAAGATTTTCTCAGAGCTAATACTCCTGTTATATATGATATGTATGGGAATAATATAAGAGGTGGTATTACTGTAGACCATCTTGTAGAAAATGAGTTAGATAGAATGATGGATGATTTTTAGACTGGAGGATGTAATATGGAATTTAATTTGTTTGGTTATAAACTCTCTATAGGTCAGAAAGATGAAAATATTATTGAAGATTCTTACCAAGAATTTATTCAAGAAGAGTCAAATAGACCTCAGGTTGTAGAAAGTATTGTTACAGATATAACAAATTCTGAAATGCTAGGTCAATCTGAAGTAGTCGGTATCACAGAATCTGTTATATATACCTCCCCCACAGATTTAAAGAAAATGATAGACTCTAATGAAATTAAACTTAGTAGCCTATTAGACTCTCTTAAACTTAGCTACAATGAAACAGAAACCTATAAAGAAAATGAGGATATGGCTAAAGATACTATAATAGGATCTGCTATGGAGCTAATGGCTGATGATTGTTGTATGGTCGAACCTTCAATAAACAAAATTGTAAGTATATCCTCAGAAAACCCTAAAACAGCGGAATTTTTAAATACTTTCTTGACACAAAATGTTAATATTGAAAATCGTATCTGGGAATGGGCTTTTGAAATCGTAAAACATGGTGACTTTAAACTAAGACGTATGGAGTTTAAAGGTAAAGATAATGTGAAATCCGTCTACTATGAAAATGTTACAGAAGCTTATAAAGTATTCAGAATTGAATACTTAGGTAATGTTCTTGGATACCTTGATACTGAGGACGGAGCTAATACCCTTGAGTCTAAAGAAGCCTTTGTACACTTCCTTAGCACAAAACTCCCTAATAGGAAAAAGATAAAAGTAAAAATATCTAATAAAAAAACTACAACAACTACAGAATCTAAAGACTCAGAAACTCCTAAAGAAGCCAGTGAGATTACTTGCTACAAAGTATCAGGAACATCATTAGTAGATAACGCTCGATATATCTACCGTATAGTAAATCTTTTAGATAATATGCTCATTATGTCCAGAGTAGCTAGATCTACTCAATATAATTTAGTTAAAGTTGAAGTTGGTAACTCATCTCCCTCAAAAACACAAGAAATATTAATGGATGTTAGAAGGAGAGTAGAAGGTTCAACTAAAATTAATAAAGGTAAAGGTATGAGAACAGACCCTAGTCCCATACCCGTTAATTCTAATGTGTATATACCAGTAAGAGAAGGAAAAGGAGATATAGTAATAGAATCCGTAAACGAAAGTGTAGATGTTAAATCTATTGTAGATATTGACTACTTCCGAAACAAGGAATTTGCTACTATTAAGACTCCAAAAGTATATCTTGGATTTGAGGAGTCGCTTCCTGGTTCTATGGGAAATAATAGTCTAGTCAAATTGGATATAAGATATGCAAGAAATGTACAAAGAGCACAAAACATCTTAAATAGAGGTGTAAAAGAGCTTTGTAATAACTATTTAAGGTATAGGGGAAGACTTGATGAGGTAGATAATTTTAAGGTAGATATGAAAGCTGTTTCTTCTGCTGAAGATTCTACTAAAATCGAGGATTTTATGGCTCATGTATCTGTATTTGATTCTCTCACTACTGTAATGACCGAGTTTGGGGATTATATTGATAAATCTAAGTTATTTAATTATCTCTTTAGAATGATGGGTGTTAATGTCCCTGATATAGCTAGTGAAGCTATGACTAAAAATGTGATTAAAATAAATAAAGGTGAGAAAGTAGACCCTATTAAATCTACTGCTCCTCCAGAAGAAGAGATGTGAGGTGATTTTTAATGATAGAAGAAAGTAAATTTAATGAGTTAATGGAGTTATTAGATAGTGCCTATAAAAACAATGATGTTAGTGAGGTTAATCGGATAAATAACCTCATTATGAACGGTTTAGAAGTTCAAGCCTCTGAATCTTCTCTAGATTATGAGTTTATAGAAAGTATTAAAGGTAAAAAGATATATGAGGGAATAAAAGATGTATTAAAAAAAGATATTAGTAGAAATGATATGTTAAAAGTTCTATCATCTATAGTCACACATCTAATAATAGAGAGTAAAGTAAGGAATAGAAATATACAAGACTACCCTATTAAATTATTCTTAAGTATGATAGAGAGAATAGTTAACGATGAAGGGAAGATAGAAGATGCTAAAAAATTCATTCACAATAAATACGGACACTTTATATAAAGAATGGCATAAAAAATATAGAACACTTTTTGATGCTCTTAATATGCAAAAAGGTCTGGATAAACTTATAAAAGAAGAACAAGAAATTCAAAAATTAGAAAAAGTTGATGAGGTCTTTCTAAAAGACCTTATCAAAAATGCTGAAGCAAAAAGAAAAATAAGAGCTAAATCCCCTAATATTATTGTCACTTATAAAGGTGTCCTAAAAACTAAAGGATGGATACAATTCAATGCAACCTCTCAATACACGCCAGGTAAAAAATATTATCAGTACATTAGACTAGAAGATACTAAAGATGCTAAATATTTAAAAGAATTTGCAAAAAGAGATATTATAAGGCTTATTATGTCTGGTAATCTCTCAGTATTTTGCTCATGCCTAAAAAGTGACACTCTTATAAAGTTATTAGATGGAAGAACTCTTACAGTTAAAGATATGGAAAAGGAATTTTCAGAGGGAAAAGATTTATGGGTTTATTCTACCGACTCTAAAGGAGATTTTAAACCAGGAAAGGTTGAGAAGGTGTGGATAACAGGGAACACTAAAAAATATATAAAAGTAACACTAGATAATGGAAAGGAAGTTTTTACCACTGAGGAACACCCTTACATGCTAAGAAATGGAGAGTATAAAAAAGCTGGAGAACTTGTTGTAGGGGAATCTTTAATGCCGTTATATTTTACTAATTCTAATTTTATCCATATTAATCTACCCTCAGTTATATTAAAAGTTCTAAAAATAGAGGTTATTACACTTGAGGAAGAAGAGCCTGTATACGACATAAAAGTAGCTAAATGGGAAAATTTTTATGTGGATGCTGGAGTTATTTTGCATAATTGTCCCGATCACTTATATGCAGGTTTTAAGTACATGGGGTATATGCAGGGATATGGTATTTTTAAAGAAATTAGGTTTCCTAAAATAAGAAACCCTAAATTAAAAGGAACTGTGTGTAAACATATGTTAGCTGTATTGGGAGTATTTTTAGGGAATTGGACAAGTGTAGCTAGAGATGTTCAAAACTCATATTATTGGAAAAAGAGATATGGTGAGGATGAGGATGAGAGTAAAATACCTAACAAGATAAAGAAGTCTGTATAAAGAATATGAAGCTTTTATATATACAATTATGTGATAAAAGAAAGGAGATTTTTATGGAATCTAAAAAAGTTAGTGTAAAAATAAAAAGTTCTAACTTCCCAGACACAGGAATACCTTTTAAGTTGAAAAGGGTTGCCCCTAATAAGGGAGACTCTGAGTTTAAAAAAGAGTATGAGGATTTTATGAGTTTGTGTAATTCTATGGACACCTCAGTTTTTAATAGTTATAGGGGTTTCTCTGTTACAGATTCAGAAATAGACTTAGAATTAGATGTTATTAAAGGAACACCAAGAACATTTACCTTTTTAGGAATGTCTATCACAGAAGATTTAGATGTTGTTATAAAAGGAAGTAATTGCTGTGTTTCTATACAAAATCTCTACAATCCCAAACTCTTCTATGCTAGACTTTCTAGTGTGGTTACAGATAAGATTGTTGATGACATACCTTTAGATCATGTAGATAACATTATAAAAGGCATTACTCAAGATAATTTGAGAGTGGCTATCGAAAGTCTAAAGCTTGAGAATATGTTTAGTATGGATGCTTCATATTCATCAGCTGGGGTCGAAAAATATATAAGTGATATAGCTTCTATGGATAGTACAAAAACTCTTAATTTTTTAGATGGTATTATCAAAGATATTGTAGAGGTAAAAGAATCTTTATACTCCTCTGTAATATTAAATTTTGTCAATGAGGATACTACTGTTAAATCTACTCTTACTTTAGATACAAATTATATAAAAAAACTTCTCTACCTGGGAATACTAGATATCTTTAGCCTTGTTATTGAGAAATATAAAAATGTTTCTAAACTTCTCTCTACTCTAGATATCTTCCTCTCCCTAATGAAAAAAAAGTATGGGAGAGAGTTTGTTATAAAACAAATTAAAGATGGAATTGCTACTGGTGAGTATGGGGATATTGGATGCTTTGAAGGGTTTGCTAAGGACAATAGTATTACAGGAAGAGATACACAATGTTCTGTTGCATATGACTTTCTAACAAATAGTGCTCAACTATTTAAAAAGAACGTAGCTACTTTCACATACCCTATGGAAGTTTATATGACATCTATGTTTGATGTGCCTAACAAGGTTGATATAACACAATTCTCAAGAGAGGATTGCTTAGCTTACAGTGTACTTGATACTCTTAAATATGTTGATACAGAGTTAGAACTTGCACCCAAAATGTATGATATGGATAATACCGATGAGAGAGATACCTATCTTAAGAATGTAATATCTGGATATAAAAAGAAATTTAATACTTTTTGGAAGGGAACTACTATAGGAGATAATGCTAATTTTGATATTGATGATAGCATTATAGAGAAGGTTCTACCTATTAAACAAGATTCTATAGATATTCTTGGGATAACAAAATCTATTGATGCTGATACTGATACAGATATAGAGGTTTCAAGGGTAAGTTTTAATACAACTAACCTTATGAATGTCTGTGTATTAGTAGATAGAATGCTTAAATTGTTAATAAAGAAGTTTTAAACTATCTTTTTTGAAAAGTCTTTGAGGAAGGAGGAAATATTCATGTCTCTTACGGACAGAGAATTTATATTTAAAGGAACACATTTAAAAAGTACTACTGAGAAAACCCTAAAAACATTCTCCACTGTATTCTCAGATAATGGACTCTCTCAGCTTATTGCTATTAAGGATTTTAATTCTGTAGCACATACAGCTTTAGTACAATATCTAGAGTGTTCTGATAATGGTAATTTCATTAACTTTGGTGGATTAATGGTAAATACTGAAAGTCTTTATGCTTCATTGGGATATATAGCTAATAATTCTTTCTATATACCTGTTATAGATATGGTAGATCTTTTTAATATAGCTATATTTTCAATGAATGAGAATATTTTAGAAAAGGATGATGTCAAGTTTATAATTGAGTCTTTTAAACTTGAAAGAGATAAGTTTGATATTTTTACCTTCTGTAAAGAAAAGTTAGAAGGAGTCATAGGTATAAATACTTATAAATATAAATCTGTAATATTAAACTATGTAGATGATTCAACCATTAATACATCTTCTACAAAAACAGACCCTAAATATAAGACTTTTTATTCTATGGATTCTGAGGATTTGTGGTTATCTCTTACTTTTCTTATTAAAAGATTTCTTAGTATTATAGATGCTTTTGGTAAAGAACTTTTTGGTAATTTTATAGCTGAAGAAAATATCGAAAAATCTATAAAATCTTACAAAGATTATGATGCTACCCTACAATTCAAAGCTTTAAAGTATGAACCTGGGTATCAGTCTGCATATCTTAAGAATATAAAAGATAGGGGAGTAGACCCTGAGTTTGCTAGAGAAGTTAGTTCTATAGGATTTGGTATTAATAGAAGAAAAGAAGTACTAGAAAATCCACCTAGGGATTCACGAGATCTAGCCATACTTTCTAGTGGTGCTTATGTTACTGCTTTTGGAGGAGAAACTTTAGATAATATGTCAGATAAAAAAATAGATTTGTACAATCTTATGGATATATTAAGATGTATTGGAAAAGAGCAAGATATGCTTTTTGGAGTTGATATGATTACAGATATTAATAGTGATGTTTTATTTAATTCCCTAGTAAATAAACTTGATATAACTACTGAAATGTCTAATCTCGGACCGAAAGCTAAAGATGATATACGTGCTTATAAATTTAAAATGCTAAAATTAGTTGATAAGGGTGCTGTATATAGTAGAGATGTTTCTCCTGAACAGGGGGCTTTAGTCCCCTTTTCTTCTAGGGAATTAGTAAATAGTGGTAAATTAGTTCAAGTACTACTAGAGAGAGTAATAAAACACTTTGTATGATTATATTAAAAGGAAGGTGAGTGTTTAATGCAGGACTTTTATTTTTTTAAAGAAAAATCTACCTTAGTTTTTAAAAAGCTTCTAACATCTGGAATAGAGCAAGGGAAAATTAAAACAAATATGGTGAACTTTATAAAGTATGTATCAGATCAGTTTGATAAGAATTTAGACCTTTATAAAACTACATTTAGTGTAGATGATATCGTGTTGGAAAATATAATTAACCCTAAATACAAATTTCTTCTAAGAGGTAGAGATTTACGAGTTTATGTGGCATTTCTACAAGAATTAGAAAACAGAATAGGTGATTTTAGTAAAAAAGAAACTAATCTAAGAATTCTTGTGGGAGTATACTTTCTTTATTTTGTATTAACTGTGAAATTAGTAGAAACCTATTTAGGAGCTGTTTCTACCTACAATGTAACAGACCCTAAAAATATTCAATATACTTTAAAAGATATAGGAATAGATAACTCAATATTAAGATATTTTATTCTGCTAGAAGACCTTAGAGCTAAAACTATTGATGATTGGCTTAAAACTACCATTACTGATGTAGAAGATCTATACTATATGACAGCTCTAAATAGAATTTTGATTATACTTGGTTCATAAGAAAATTAGAGGGAGGTATGAGGAATGTATTTTGAAGGATTTTTACCCTTTGTTCAAGAATTGGGATACATGGAGAAAAATAAAAAAGTACTTGTAAATGTGGATGATGTGTTTTGTCCCTTAATATCAGATAAACCTATCGAAGCTTTTGAAAGAGATGCTGTTTTTAGTGATATGATTTCTAAAAGAGTTTTTAGGGTTTTACATGTTGAGCCTATAGGAGTTAAAGTTTTCTTGGAAAATGACTCTTTATCTTATTACATTAAGAAAAAATTCTCAGGTCAAAGTATTCGTGCTGATGTTACTGTTGTTGAGTATGGTGATATAGCTAAACAAATGATAGTAGAAAATGGAGTAGTTAGAATACCTAAAAATGGGGGTTTTCTCATACAAGAAAATATCCTTACAGACCTTTTTGTAATTAGTGCCGCAAACGGAGTCCCTGTCAATACACAATCCCTAATAGAATCTCTTAGTATACAGTTAGGGGAGAGGGTTTCTTTGTATGGAGCTTTTGAAGAAACAAATGTTAAAGAAGCCGCAACTCAAGCTGATTTTGATGAGATTACTCAAGGATTTTTACAGGATAAGACTTTAGGAACTAAAGTCGATACAATAGATTTTATTTATGAATGGATGAACGCTTATTTTCAACTTCCAGAAGGACAGGATATGATGGGAGTACCTATGAGTGGTGGTACTGCTCGGGAAGTAGTACCTTTATTGATAGGACCTACTGGGGTTTTTAAATCAGCTACTGTTAAAACTCTATGTGATAAATATAATTTTAGGTATGTTGACTTTCGTGTGGCATTTACCTCTAAGTTAGACTACTCCGGTGTGTACAATATCGTTGGTGATTACTCACACGCTTGCCCTATGGAAGAACTTGTCGTATGTTCTGATGGATTTAGAGCCTACTGTAAAAAAGCCTTAGTTCTAATAGAAAAAACTTTAAAGAGTGGGGAAATTGTTGTTAAGAGAGATTCTCCTGGAAATACAGTACTAGAAGAAAAAGTACCTTTACAAAAATCTCAGATGGATACCCTAACACAATTAATGGCTGATTATAATAATTATGTTAGAACTCCTGTACTCTTCTTTGATGAGATTACTAGAAATAAGAATAAAGGTGTTGAAGGTGTTCTAACATCTCTACTAAACCAAAAAAGATTTAATAATATGACAATGAATAACTGTAAATTTGTTGCCGCTACAAATTTTAATTTCAATGAGCCCATAATAAATGATATTTATGACGTAAGTGATGATATAGATACTGCTTATGCTAATAGATTCTTACGTCTAGCTGTATACCCTGCTGCTGTACAGCCTCGATGGGTAGAGTGGGCAAATAAAAATAAAAAAGATAAAACTATACCAAATATGATACCTGTTTTAATGGACTATCTTAGAGCTAATAATACTGAGATTTATAATGAGGGTTATATTCTTAATGTATATAAGAAAGCACAAATAGACCCTATACTAGAAGCTTCTGCCACACCCTTCCCTAATTATAGAACATGGGAACTTGTTTCCAATTATTTATACTCTATTGATAGTACAAAGAAATTTAATATGAGAATTATGGATGGATTAATTGGTAGTGAAGCAAATGCAAAACTTATAAAATTCCTAATTAAAAAAGGATACTCTGAGGAAGTCGAAACTGATGATGTAGATGATGTTGGAAAATTCTTATCTGATAATCTTGAAGCTGGGTTACCTGCTCTTTTGATTGGTCCGAGTTCGTTAGGAAAAACTTCAAGAGTTAATAATTATGCTAAATCTCATAAAGATAAGACTGGTATAGATACAGAGATTATACATATAAATCTTTCTTCTATGGATAATGTAGATGTTATGGGTATGCCTACAAAAAAGAAGATTACAAGTTATATTAGTAGTGCTACTTCTGAGGATGACACTTTTGATCTGTTTAATGATGATTTAGGTTCTCTTTTAGATGATGTTGTAACTAACTCTGGTACAGGATTAGTAGATACCCTAACAATAAGAACCCCTGATGCAACTATTAAGGACAGATTTGTTAATGCTATTAAAGATAAAAAAGACGTAATTTTATTCTTTGATGAGTGTAATCGTGTAACTAACCCTTCTATAATGTCTGCTATGTTCGAATGTATAAGTGATCATAGAATTTTCGGTATAGACTTCAGTGATTATAAGGAACATGTTAAAATTGTTGCCGCTTGTAATCTTGGAGAGGATTATACTGGAGCTAAGCAGATAGATGCCGCCCTAACAGCTAGATTCTGTACTTATTGGAAAAAAGGATATGACTTAAAAGATACTAAATCTTTCTTGGAGTTTTTGAAGGATAAACTTGATTCTAAACCTCCTGAAATAGATGGAATACTTTATAATTTTCTAAAAGAAATGCCTGAAACTCAGTTACTAGCATATTTACGAAGTGTTGAAGCTAGAACTATTGATAATGCTACACCATCTTCTCGTATGATGTTCCAGTTAAGTAAGGATATCAAAAATATGAGGGGAAATAAATCTGCTAATGGTGAGTTTAAAGCCTCTGTATTTAATGGTACTACCTTATTTGATACAATCTCTAAAAATGACCTTTTTAGCTTTTATGACTCTATGAGTAATCCAGATGTTAATGTATCTGTAGATAAAGCTCGTGGGGTTATAGCATATATTAAGAAAAATAGTACTCGTTGGGATGCTGTTCTTTCTGGAAAGACTATTACTTTTCGTAATAAAGAGTTTACAGCTGAAGATACTATAAATTACCTATCTAACCTAGAGGATAAGCTTTTAAAATCTATGGGAGGTAACGATAAAAATGCTGTAAAAGAACAGTTACAACTTATCTCAGGTGTCTTTGAAGCTATATCTACTCTAGATGATAAAATTACCAATCTAAGAAAAGATATCTTTGAGTCTTATGGTGGACCTCAATTTGCTAAAGACTTTACACCTTATTTTAATGAGAGATTTGGAACAGCTAATGATGTTGAGATTCTAATAGAAATGTTAGATGATTTAAATCTTTATCCAGATTTCTTTAAAAGAAAAGTAGCTGATATGGCTAAATTAACTCCTGATCTGAAAATAACAGAGTCAATTAATTTGATAGACCAATTCTCAGATTATTGGATAAACAAAGGAACCCTAACACCTGAACATTATGCTGCTTTTCTATCAGGTATTATATCAGGTATGCCTACTACATCTAATACCATGTTATTACTTAAATCTCTATCTGCTAAACAAGACCCATTCATGGTTAAAGCTGAAGCCTTGGGAGCATCTTTTATTAAGGATGTATTGAGCATTTACCCAAAATCTATCAATGATGCTCAAATAGCTCAATATCAAGCAGGTAAAAATAATAGCCCTAAAACAACTAAGAAAGCTAAATTAATATAAAAAGTGGTGGAAAGTACCTTATTATAGGGTGCTTTCCTTACAATTTTGAAGGAGAGGGATAATATTATGGTAAATTTTAAACTTGTAAGTGATATATTGATTAGATTAGAACTACAGGATTTTAATTTTCAAATAGAAAAAACTGATGATTTTGGAGACTTTGTACAAACTTTTTGTCCTGAGTTGGATTTTACTATAATTAAAACAAAATTAATAACAACAAAAATATTTAGCGAGGGAATTAAAGATATTGGACCTGATACTGTTATGCTTACTCTAAAAGGAGTAGAAGGTGGATACAATTATTTTTATGACGTTAAAGTATACTCAGGCGGTGCTTATGGTACAAGAATACAAATAGGAACTAAAAAAATTGATTATTATACAAATGATAGTGAGTATATTCCTTGTATTAGCTTTGAAATGTTAAAGATACTTAAAGCCAAATATGAGAAATTTGCTTAAATAGTATCACTATCTTTTTATTTTATTGAAAATATGATATAATTATATTGTGAGGTGGTAGAAATGTTTCCTGTAAGAAAGCGAGGAATATCTAAAAAGATTCATGATGGTATACTTTCTATGATAGATGAGGGAGTAGAGTCTAAAACTTCTATTAACGAGTCTGTAGATATTAAGTTTACTGAGCTTCGTGATATTGAGGAGTTTTTGAGTGGAAAAGAGCTACCCTATCTAAAGATTGGTGATTCTAATAGACTTTCTGGTGGGACTAATTCTGAAATGACCTTAGTAGTTGGAGTTGGACCTGCAAACGATTTAAAAAGTTCTAGTGGGTACTCAATATTGTTTACATTTGATGTAAGTACTAAAGAAGATGCAGGTTTATTAGTAGATACAAAAAAAGTTGTTCCTAATATTGATGCTACTGATTTTTTGGATGATTATTCAAGAAACCCTAAAGCTGATCCAAATCAGTTTAATGATATTGTAGCTTCTTCTGATGTAGACAGATTCTTTATTTCGTATAAAAAATCTGCTTTAGATCTTGTAGCAAAAAGGTTTGATTTAGTAAGAAGTATTTTTGACCTTATTGATGTTAAAAGAGACCCTAATGGTACTCTTGGTGTTTGGTATGATAAAAGAAAGAAAAGGTTTGAATTAATTTATAACCCTTCTTTTGTATTATTATCTACTTTAGAAGAGTGGGCTCTTAATGGTAAAACTACTCATGAGACTCTTGTTGATTGTTATATCTTTACTCTTGGGTTTCTTCTTGCTCATGAAATGAGTCATATTATTGGACATGATACTGAAAGTAGCATGGGGAGTTTAGATGTTAATTCTATTCATCATTACTTTGATAATGTATTCCAAGATAGTTATATAAATGTTATGTTAGGAAACATTCTTAAAGGTGTTACAGGAACATATGATAATAAACCTTTACTCCTTTCTAATGGTATTGGTAGAGGATATTCTGTACGCTCTAGTAGAGGTGGAGGAGGATTTAAGACTTTTAAATCTCTTAAGGATATCTCTCAAACTCTAGCTGAGATAGTGTCTAAGACTACTAAAATACCTATAGAGTCTGTAAAAGATTCTGGTGGTGTATCTTCTGTAGTTAATTCTGCACTTACTAATCTTGCTGGTGGGGTAGTTTTTCTTAGATTATTTTGTGATGGTTCTAGTCCTAATTTTAGGAGTAGTAATTTAGTCTTTGTTTCTACAGCAAACTCCCTAATAAAAGCCCTTGTAGATGGTGATATTCTCCCTGCAAATGCTGGTCTTACTGATGAGGAAAAGAAAACCTTAAAAGTAGAAAAAAGAGCTGAGGGACTTTTAGTTGGAGCTAAGGTGATGGACAAAAAAACAAAAAAACTTGGGGTTGTTGTAGAGGATTCTGGTTATGGTATAAGAGTGGTTTATCCTGATGACCCTACTTTAATTGATACTATTTCTAAACAAGTACTTGAAAATAAGAATGCTCAGGGGGGTGTTGTTTAAATGAATATATTTAGCATTAATGGTGCAGATATCCCTATATTAGACCAAGAAACTGAAGATGTACTTTTAGTAACACCTCGACCTAAGAAAGGACCTAAAGGTGGAGAACCTCCTCCAACTGGAAAAGAGGATATTGATTTATTAGATAATCTCACTAAAAAAAGACAGATAGACGCTATGTATGAAGGAGAACCCGAAGAAGAAGAGGATGATGGTGAAGATGGTGGTGGAGGATCTAACCCTCCCTCTGATATTGATATTAATTTAAGAGATGAGGACAAAAAACCTCCTAAAGAGGGTTCTGGTTCTGGTGCTCCTGGAGGCTCTTCTTCTGATAAACAGGATGAAGAAGGAGAAGAGGGAGAAGAAGGAGAAGAAGGAGAAGAAGGAGAAGAAGGAGAAGAAGGAGAAGAGGGAGAAGAAGGAGAAGAGGGAGAAGAGGGAGAAGAGGGAGAAGAGGGAGAAGAAGGAAAAGAAGGAAAAGAAGGTGGAAAAGGTAAAAAAGGTACAGGAGGATCTTCTTCTGATAAACAGGATGGAGAAGAAGGAGAAGATGGTGAAAAAGGTAAGGGTGGAAAAAATAAAAGTAAGATATCTGTAGGCTCTGTGGTTAAGATAAAAGCTACTGGAGAGTTGGGTATAGTATCTAATATAGATGCTGATGGAAATTTAATTATAGACGAAGTTCAAGAGATTTCAGAAGCCTCGATTAATATACAAAAAACAGGTAGAAGTTTGGGTGCTTTTTCATTAGATGATGTAGCTTTGTATGATACCAGTAATGATTCGTCAGGTGATAACTCTGGAGATAAAAAAGACCCTACAGGGGGAGAACCAGGAATTCCACGAGAAGGTAAAAAAGACTCTAAAAAAGACTCTAAAAAAGACCCTACAGGAGGAGAACCAGGGGGAGAACCAGGAATTCCACGAGAGGGGAAAAAAGAACCTACAGGAGAGCCTACAGGAGAACCATCAGGTGAACCATCAGGAGAACCAGGAGGAGAACCAGGAGGAGAACCATCAGGAGAACCATCAGGAGAACCATCAGGAGAACCATCAGGAGAACCATCAGGTGAACCATCAGGTGAACCATCAGGTGAACCATCAGGTAATAATGGAGGTTCTCCTGAGGAAGATTATGATTTGACTGATATACCTACGTCAGAAATAGGTGATAGATATTCTGATTTGATGAAAGAACTTCAAAAAAATACAAGTGACGCTAGAAAAGCAGAAGATGGTGATAGAAAGAAAAAGGCAGAAGAAAAAGAGGCTAGTGGAGACTCAGGAGATTGGGCAAAGGATGAAGAAGCTCGAAGATCAGTCAAAGATTTAATGAATGATGCTCTCATTGATTCTGAGAATAGGAAGAAACAGGAGAAGGATAATAATAGTAATAATAATAAGAATAGATTAGAACAGGAAAAAGAAAAAGCTGCTCAAGAGGATATAAATAAACTCTTGGGAGATTTAGGACTACAAAAAATTACATCTCTGTTTACTCCTAAAGATGTTAATGATTGGAAAAAGAAATTAGAAAAGTTATTAGATAGAGCTTTAGGTATGGACATAACATATAACCCTAACAGAATTAATAAAAAAGTACCTGATGCTCCTCCTGGATTAGAAGAGGATATACCTGATATAAAAAATATTGCTATACTTTTAGACTGCTCTGCTTCTATGGGATATGATAAATTTGTAGCTGTTTGTAAGCACTTAGATACACTATTTCAAGCTAGAAACTTTAGAAGGGTTAAATTTCATATCATACCTTGGGGACAAAGTGATATAGATCTTGTTTCTCAGTCTTATAGAGTTGTTGCTGGAAGTAAAGCTGTATTGCCTTTATTAGCTACTATGACTGTGGGAGAAAATAGTTCTCAAAAATCTATTATACCTTCTGGACTTACTCATAGTACAGATGTTACAACACCTATAAAACTTTTAGCTGGTAATCGACCTTTACCAGGAAAAGAAGTTAGGGATGTTAGTGTACCTCTTGGTATTATAACTAAAAAAATCCCTATACCTGATTTAATTTTAATCTTGACTGATGCTGAATTAAGAGGATTTAGTGAGGATATGAATATTATAGCTGCTTATGTACGTAAACACTATAGAAAGATGATATGGATATTCACTCCTGGGGCTGAAAGTTATTTTTCTGAGATAAGAAAGATAGACCCTTTCTTTTCTCGACCTCCAGAGAGATATGTAATTTTTAAAAAATAGGAATAGAAACTTCGATAAGAAATAAGAGTATAGGAAAACACTAACTCTTATTTTTTTGTTTTTATATATATATTCTGATACGTAGTTTTTATTCTTTGTATGAGAGGTGATTTGGGTGATACATGAAGGTATGGAACTGATTCGTGATGAATCTATTTTCTCAAAAGAGTGTTATGAAAGTACTGCTCCTAGTAGAAAAGGTGTTCTAAGAACTATTAAAGGTCCTGTTGCTGAATGGGGTAATCTTAATAGAAATAATAGAATGTATACAGAAAAATTATGGGATAGAGTTATAGAGTCCGATTATGTGAAAGAACAAAAAGAATGTAAGTCTTTATTTGGTGAAGCAAACCACCCTGAAGCACGATTTGAGGTAGATTTTAGTAGGGTGTCTCATAGTATAACTGATTTGTATAAAGTACCCGAAAAAAATCAGGTGTACGCTACTATTGATATCTTAGATACACCATTAGGTAATATACTAGATGTTCTCTATGAGTATGGTAGTGTAATAGGGTACTCTTCTAGAGCTGGGGGAGTTCTTCATAAAAGAAAAACTCATATTGATGTAGATGAGGAATCCTATCATTTTGTAACTTTTGATGCTGTACCTTTTCCCTCAGTTAAAAGTGCTAGACCTCTAAATGAGGGTACTGAGGTAATTAAAAATATAGAAATATCTGAGGAAGCTCACAATAAACTTTTACAAATTATTAGTGAGTCTAGTAAAAAAGATAGGGAAGTGTTAAAAGATTTTATATATAGTGTACAAGAAGGTTACAATTTAGATAGAGAACTCTCTGTTCTTGAAGGTTTGGATGTTGAGAAGGAAAAGAAAGAGGATGTAACTGAAAGTTTAAAAGGAACCACTTTGTGCCTTTTAAAAGAAAGCTACAAACAAATTAATTCCCTAAAGTTTGATAAAACTCAAGCTGAAACTCAACTAATGAAGACTAATGAAACTGTAGAGGATTTAAAATCTAAGTTGGAAGCCCTATTAAATAAATCAACAACTTTGACTGAGAGTAACAAAAGTTTTTCTGATACTTTAGAGAAACTAAATGAAGAAAAAAATACTTTTGAAGAACAAGTAAAAACCCTATCTGAAAAGAACCGAGAACTCAATAACACTATTAAAGAGTACAAAGATTCAGAAGATGATAGAGAATTACAAGTTCTTGAGATGAAAGTTTTGAAAAATGATTTAGTCAAAACTCAGTATATTTTAAAAGACAAAGATACTGAAATTAGGGAACTTCAACAACAATTACAATCCAAAATTGATGAGAGTACCTCTATCAAACAAGAAGTAGAAAATCTACAGAAATTCTCAGATTACGATAAAGTAGCTATAGAGCTTGGAAATACCTTTAAGGAACTAACAGCTCTAAAAGAATCCTATGCTATGAATATAGAAGACTTAAATTCATACAAAGCTAAGGTGAGAAAACTGGAAGATAGATGCTCTAAAGTCAATGAAGGAATTGATACTGTTGTTAAAGAAAATGATGAGCTTATACATGAATTGAAAACTTATAAAGGAAGATACCAAGATTCCTCTGAAAAAATAAGTTTGTTAAATGAAAGTATAGGATCATTAAATAAGAAGATTATCCTAGTAGAAAGTACTCTTCAGAGATGTAGAGAAGACCTTTTAAAATCGGTTTGTAGTCATTATGGAGCTAACCCTAATAACATACTTGAAAAACTGGATGAGAATTATACAGCAGAAGATATTCATATTGCTTGTGAGTCTGTATCTTCTAAGGAAAATGTTCTTGAGGTTATAGGGATAGACACTAATGATACAGAACCTGAGTATTCAAAAACAAATAAAGAACGACTTAGCGGTATGTTCACAAATAACCGTAGAGGTAAACTAATACAATAAATTTATAGGAGGAATTATACATGAGAACTAATGTTTATGAAGCATATAGACCACTTATGGAAGATTGGAAAGATTATATTGGAGTAGTTAAAGAACATGTTGATGGTTTTTCAGATATCGAAGCTACTCAACTTGCGATACTTTTGGAAAATACTAAAACTGAAATTGAAATGGCTAAAGGTAGACTGTCACATGGTCAAGCTATCGTAGAAGGAACTGATATTTCTATGATTTCTACTTTCCAATCACAAGTGTTTGATATAGTCACTGCCGTTATGCCTAATCTAATTGCTAACGACATTGTGTCGGTGCAACCGCTCGATAGAAGAAATGGACAAGTATTTTTCTTGAAATTTAAATATGCCGCTAAAAAAGGAGCTATTCCTTTAGGTGGTGACATGCTTACACCTAACACAGGATTTAGTGGTTATGATTATTCGGGAGAAAAAATTACTGGTGAACTTTTTGGAACAGGAACGGGTTCTCCTCAAACTATAGAAAAAACTCTATCATATGTACCTATCAAACCTGGAACTGTTACAATTTCTGACGGATCAAAAACAGCTACAGATGACGGAAACGGAACCCTAGTAGGTACTTTGGTGGCTGGTGGAGCAACAAATAAACATGTAACATATACATCAGGTGTTGTACATCTAGATTTGGCTTCTTCAACAAATGGTGTCGATATCATTATTGAGTGGGAATATGACCTTAATTCATTTGATGCCGCTGTGCCTGAAGTTGATACTACTGTTGTTAGTGAGCCTGTTGTTGCTAGACCTAGAAAGCTAAAATCAATTTATCTCTTTGACGTTGCTTATGACCTTAAAATGTCTTTTGGTTTAGACATGGATCAAGTTATCATGAAAGCTACTTCTGGAGAAATTGGATTTGAAATCGATAATGAAATCATGATTGATCTTCTTAATATCGCAGCTTCTAGTTCTACTTGGAACATGAATGCTCCTTATAAAGGAATGCAAGATAATGACTACAAATTGAATATATTAGATGCTATTAATAATGCTTCTAATACAATTCTTGGATTAACTAAGAGATATGAAGGTTCTTTCATTGTTACTGGTAAAGAAGGTGCTACTGTACTTGAATCACTTGGTAAAGATTATTTCCAAAGAGCTACTACTAGTGGTATAGTTGGTGGACCTCACTTAGCTGGTATCCTTGATGGAAAATTCACAGTATACAAGAACCCTAATTATGCTACTACTGCAATGCTTATTGGTGCTAAGGGTGAACATAGAATGGCTTCTTAAGCATTTTGCCCCCTTCTTGAGAAATCAGGATTGAATAATTTCGTGAACTGCTGGAAAGCCCTAAAGCCTGTATACCACAACATAACCCTAATCGGTAAGTGTGACGGTTACGAAAGTAGAAAAAAGTTACAGGATTGATATATGGTTAAATCCTAAGTATCAATACAATGGGTTATCGGAGCAGCTAAGCTTTTATACATGAAATAACAAAAAAGGTATATAGTATGAAAGTGTTTATTTAAACTGGTTAGTATAGTAGTATATTAATTGGGGAGATGAGAACATGAGTAGTAAGGTAAAGTGTCCTATATGTGAGAATAGTTTTTCCTTGATAAACACAACACATTTAAAGAAGCATGGTTTGACGGTATCCCAGTTTAAAGAATTATATCCTAACTCTAGTATATGTAGTAAAGATTTTAGAGATAAGATGCAAGTAATTAATACAGAGATTAATAGTAGGGAAGATGTAAGAAAAACACTATCTCGTAAAATTAAAGAAGTAAATAGAGATAAAATCTTCCTAAAAAATAAATCTGAGAAAATGAAAGCAGTCTGGGGATATAATGAATATAAAGAGAAGATGAGAATAATTCATCTAAAGACTCAAAATAGATTAGGGATACAGGAAAAGAAATCAAACTCTTTAAAAAGTAGATGGAAAACACAAGAATTTAGGGATAAAATGAAATTGGTATATAATACTCCTGAATATAAAGAAAAAGTAAGAAGGATTCAACAAGAAGTATCAAGTAGACCTACTATAATCCAGAATAAGTCAGATAAGAGTAAAGAACTATGGAAAGATAGGGATTATAGAATAAAAAATGCTAGAGGTCATTCCAAGAAACCCTATATAACATTAGAGGGAAAAGAAATATTTTTAAGAAGTTCTTGGGAATACCTGGTTTGTAAGTATCTTGATACTTTAAAGTATGAGTTTGTATATGAGGGATTTGATTTTAAATATACCATTGAAAATAAAGAGCATGTATATATCCCAGATTTTTATATTAGAGAGCTAGATTTATTCTTAGAAGTTAAACCAAATATTTTTATGTGTGATAGTGTAAATAAAATAAAATTAGATTGTGTGTTACATCAAGGAAGAAGAATAAAACATATTGGAGAGGACACATTACAAGATATAAATACCTTTAAAGATTGTATAGAAGAAAGTTCATCGACTATCCCTCGGACGTGAAATACGTCAACAGGAGTACGGCTCAAGTGAGCGGGTGAGATTCCCTTAATCGGAAGTGCGAAACCCCTAGAAATAGGGTGATGATATAGTCAGAACATCTAGGGAAACCCTAGAGAGCGATAAGAGAGGTGTTTTAATGAGAACACTAACGATATTGCACAACACAATGGAAATGTTCATAGAAGCTGGATATATCTATGCTCCTTATATTCCAATCTTTGCAACACCTTTACTAATTGATGAAAACTTCCACGCTAAAAGAGGTTTCTGTACTCTATACGCTAAGAAGGTTGTTAATCCTAATATGTATCACAAGATTACTCTTATTGATAATGTACCTGTATCTCCTTTTGTATAAGATAAAAGGTAGTTTTAATTAAATATACAGTTATGTAATATATTTAGGGAAGGAAGTTTTACTTCCTTTCCTATTAAATTTAAAGGACTTGGATGGAGGAACTATATATGTATTTAGTAAATAGATCTTTAGGAGAGGTTAGGATAACTACCTATGGTAACTTTAAAAAGACCGTACTACCTACTAATAGAGGTATTAGGATCAATGATTTAAGTAAAGAAGAAATTGCATACTACAAGTTATTAGCTCCTGCTAATTTAATACTTGTACCAGATGAAACTTATGAGAAGATATCAGGTGTTAAAGTGATAGAACATAGAGCCCCCTCAGATATATCAGAACCTGAGGTAGTTACAGAACCTGAGATAGTTACAGAGCCTGGGGTAGTTACAGAACCTGAGGTAGTTACAGAGCCAGAGGTAATTACAGAACCTGTAGATAAAAAAGAAGAAAAGAAACCCTATTCTAAACCTACAATTACACCTGTAACAAAAGAAACACAGAAAAAAACTTTGTTTGGTGCTACTAAGGGAAAAAAGTAATGTAAAGGGGTGTGATTATACATGACCCGATTAGATCTTATAGAAAGTGTTAAAACTGAATTAGGACATCCTGTAATAACCCTATTTGTGAAAGATGAACAAATAAATACTATGATTAGTAGAGCTATACGTAAGTGTCAAAGTAAAGCTTGTCCTACATTTCTAGCTAATAAGGTAGTTAGTGGTGGAAAGATAGATATATCAGATCTTAACCTTGAAACAGTTAAAAATGTCTATACAGACACAAGCTCAGGATCATCTAATGATATTTTTGGTTTGGGTGTTTTTAATTACGCAGACCAAACTCAGATACTCATGGATTCTGCAAGATTAGCAGGTCAGAGAGCTGAACTTGAGAAAATAATGCTTTATGATTATTACATAGATAAAGATACTCTTTATCTTGATAATTACTCTGGTAATGTTGCAATAGAGTATATAAAAAAAGATTTGGATTTTATGGACTTAGATTCTGAGTGGCGTGGTTGGGTTGAAAGTTATGTTGTAGCTGTAACAAAGGTCATAGAAGGAAGAATTAGAGGAAAATATAAAATTTCTAGTGGTCCTTTTGAAGTGGAAGCTGATCAACTTATCTCAGAAGGTTCAAGTTCTCTACAAGAATTAGAATCTAAATTAGATACTTCGATGGGATATTTTAATATTTTGAGGTAGATTTTATATTCTACTTTATATATCTATTTAGATAGTTTTAATTAAACATATAAAAATTACTAATTTTGATAGGAGGAATTGATAATGAATAAAAGAAGTATAGCTAAAATACTAGAAAATGAAATCCTTAGGGGACAAAGAGTTATAAATACTATGGAAGATATTATGAGTAATCTAAAATCCCTAAATGAGATGGACGATATGGAAGGTATGGAAGATGGCGGTATGATGGTTGATGTTGAGGTAGGTGCTGTTCTTGGTGTTAATACAGACTTTACACTTGAAACTCTTGCTGGTGATGAGATTGATGTAGCCGAAGGTTGTTTTATGGTAATGAATCCTGGTGAGACAGAAGGATTATTTTTAGTAGATATATATGACGAAAACTCAGAAGTAATAGAAACAGAACTAGTAGTTGCTCAGGATGAAATAGATGAATTAGTTTCTGAGGGTTATATGGACATTATTCCAGAAGAAGAAATTACTTATGAAGGTACTCATATTGATGAAGCATTTGTGAAATTCTCTCATGGAAAAATGAAAAAATTTAAAATCAAAGCTAAAAAAGGATTTAAAAGAGTTGGAACTAAATATGTTAAAATCTCAGCTGCATCCCTAGCTAAGATGAGAAAAAATGCTATAAAAGCTGGTAGAAAAGCTCATACTGGAAAAGCTAAATTGATGGCTAAAAAAACTATGAGAATTAGAAAAGCTAGAGTACAAGACTCTGTTAACCTTGCTATAGGATATGAAGTTAAAGAAGGTTTTGATATTGTAGAAGGCTCTGGAGAAAATAAAAGAAAGATAGCACTAGAAAGTGGAGATTGCTTAAGCTTTGTAAAAGATAAAGATATTAAACTTGAAATATCTAGAGATGGTAAAAGCTTTGTTAGTGGTATGATTGTAGATGAAACTTTCTTAAATACTTGTATTAATGATAACCTAATAAAAGAGTCAGGAGAAGAAATTACTAAGTTACCTGATGAAGAAGAAACAGAAGAAAAAGAAACAGAAGAAAAAGAAACAGAAGAAAAAGAAACAGAAGAAGAATCAAATGTAGAAGAGTCTGTACTAACTTTTAGAAATGAAAAAGGATATATTTTTAATAAGAATGGAAAGAATGTAGTACTTGGTAATAGAATAAGAGCACGTTCTTATTTGATTAGTGAAGGATTTAATGTTTCAGCTGGAGCTCTTGATAGTGCTTTTGCTGGAAAGAAAGTTAAACTCTAATAAAGAAAAGTAATAAAGGAGGAAGAGGTATGGAGTTTAGATCAGCATTTCTAGATACTCTAAAACTTCTTCTAACTCAAAGATATATAGTGTCGGATGGGGATTTAAAATCTCTTTCCGATATTATATTTCAATTTGATCTAGAAGAAGCTACAGAAGACGGATTGGTTACCTCTTTATTATTCTTTTTAGAGGATAATAATCTGAGTTTTCCTTTATCTTATAATTTTATGAGAACCCTTTGGGAGAAACAAAATCTAACATCTAATTTTGATTCTATATTAACTAACTTGATATCTTTCGGATTAGTTTCTCTTAGAAAATTGTCAGGTGGGACTTTTTTTAATTCTTTAAATATTACTAAAAATGAAATGGATTCTGTAGGACAGAATTATTATATTGTAGTTTACGGTACATCAGCTTTTAATGAGTTTAAAAAAGCTGTGGAAAACTCTAAACTTCTAAAAAATAAAATTGCTAATATAGGTATGGTTAAAGTTATTGAAGGTGTAGCTGTTAAAGACCTTGACTCAAAATTTCAAACATTTATTAAAACAGTAACCCTATTAACAAGAAATAGCCTACAAACAGATATTAAACTTGAATCCTTTGAGTATGATTCCCTTAAAAATGAAATAGAATTTAATTTTAATGTAGTTATACCTAATGCCCCTAAACTTAAACAATCAGACATCAACAGAGTCCTTAAAAAACATATGAAAAATAATATGTTCTTAGGATTCGAAAGCTACCCAGACTCTCTTGAAAGCTATGAAAATACTAAAGAAATTGTATTCATAAACCTTAAAATTGATCTGAGAACTCTCTCATCAGATTTAAAAGATATAGCAAATAAACTTATTAACGCTTTAGACGAGCTTCTAGACCTTGCTCAGGAGGAATAATTTATGGCAAAAGATATTACGAAACTAAGAGGTCAAGGAACAGCCTCAAAAGATATTTTCCAAAAAGTAAGACAAATTACAGAGGAAAAAGGTACTGATGCTATATATAATCGCCCTAGTAGAATTCAAGAACAGGGTGGTGGAGCTTTTGCTTCTATGAATAAAAGAAAATCCACAGAGACTCTTACAGAGAACATAATAAAAACTAATAACATAAATTCTGGTGGACTTGAAATAGAAACTATAAAAAAAGTAGATCTAAATAAATATCTGGATACCCTTTACGAAAGCCTTGTAATTCTTAATGAAACTAAAGACTATTCTAGTGTAGTTCGTGGGCTCTTCACTTACTACTGCTCTGGTAAAATGAATGATTATATACTCGAAGGAGTATCCCTAGAAGATAAACAAGAACTCTTAGGGATAATCGAAGACTTTAAACAAGCCGTTAAAAATACTCTTAAATAACCCCTAATGTATTACTTATATATACCTCTTTCTACAGGATAGTGATGCTATCCTGTTATTTCTATATCATCTTGACAAAATAGTGAGGCTATGGTATAATTTAATTGTGGGGTAATATTGTGGTTAGTTAATTGAGGAGGGGATTTCTTATGGAAATCACAAAAGTGTGGAGTAAGGAAAAACTAAAAGAGTTACTTCAGACCAGTGATGAGATGGTTAGGAGAGGATTACTTGTGGTATTTGCTTTACAGACTTCTGATGAGAAAAGAGATGAGAATACAAGATATTTAAATGGTGTTGGTTTTAATGGTACTGATTCTGTAATACTATCCTCTTTTGCTCGACAACTAAAAGAAAAAGGATATCTTTCCCCTAAACAAATAGCCTTAGCTCGAAAAAAACTTATAAAATATGCTTCTCAGATGGCTAAAGTGGCTAATGGGGAAATTTTTGTAGATGAAAAAGATTTGGTATATAAGAAATAAATATAGGATTTTTACGTACCTATATACAGAGGTTAAAATAATCTCTGTATATTTTATTTTAGTAGGGGGGGTGAATTTTTGACTAGTGTATACTCTAAAGAATCTATTGTAGGTGTAGATTCTTGTTCTATAGAGATTCCACAAAAGGATTTTATATTTGGACAAAGTAATGTATCTCTTGATGGATATTATACAGTTAAGCTAGGATTCTCTGGAAATTTGGATGATGATTTAAATCTTTTGTATGAGTACTACAGAGATAATATGACTGATATCTATAAGGAAGAAGAACTTATTAAAGATACTCTTTATGAGTATGTAAAACTCTTTGATACTAGAGGGTTAAATGGTTTGGAGTTTGTTGCATCTAAAATTTCTATGGTAGGACGGAAATCCTCAAAAGAAAAAAAGAACTTGGGATACTTGATAGGGTGTCTAAGAAATACCTTAGAGTATGGTATTTCTACTACAGGAAGTGTTATAGAGCGAAGATTGATAAGTACTTTTGAAAGTCTTTGTAGTGTGAGACTTTCTCCTAGAGGGGTACAAAGATTATTGTCCCTTAGTACTTTATACGGTATAACAGATATACTCTTTACCCTAATAGAAAACTCTCTAGATGTAGAGGAACTTCTATTGGACAGATTTGAAGAATTTTTAAAAATGGGAAGGAATGAGTAAGGATTTATGAAACCTAATCTAGATGAAACTACAAAATTAAATATCTTTAATATCGTAAACAACTACAGCACAACAATTATTTTAGATGCTTCCCAACACTTATATAGATTCGCTTATGCTCATAGAATGTTAAGCATAAATCATATGGGAAAAGAAATACCTACAGGTCATATATACGGATTTTTGAAAATGCTTGTTTATCTTAAAAGAAAGTTTGTAAACCCAGCTATAATAATAGCTATAGATGGGTACGATAGAGAAAGAGAACTAGAAAACTCAGATTATAAATCTAATAGACCTGAAAAGGATGTAAGTGTTCATAAAAATACCGATGATATTATAAAATTATCAGCTATGCTCTCAGGTGTGTTTGTATCTTATAACTCTAAGTATGAGGCTGATGATACAATATATAACATCTCTAGAACCCTAGATACCCTACAAAAAAAGAATAACATAGATAAAAACATTTATATCTATGCTATGGATAAAGATCTTATGCAATGTGTCAACGATAAAATTCTTATGATACGGAAGTTTGGAACAGGTAAGGATTGGATGAAAAAAGCCGATATAGTTAATGAAACTATAGTTAGGGAAACTTTTAGCGGGGTACGTCCTGATAGAATCGCTATGTTTAGATCTATTGCTGGTGGAGATACTTCAGATAATATTAAAGGATATCCTAGATTTCCTTCTAAGATTGCTTCTATTATAGCTGAGGAGTGTATTGTAACAGATACTTGTATCGTACCACCTGATAATGACTTTTTAGAAAGAAACCCTAAAATACAGAAACATCTTGATATTATTAATAACGACTTCTCAAAATTTAAAAGTAATTATGCTATAATGAAAATGAAGGAATATGATTTTACTATTAGAATACCTGATAGAGATAATGCTGTATACCTTATTGATTACTACAAACTAAACAGTTATAAAAAAGAACTAGCCCTAATTGAGGGAATTATTTTAGAGGAGGATGATTTAGTATGAACATGTATAAAAGTACTATAAATCTTGGGAATATACCCAAAACTGTGGTGGTTATAAACTATAAGACTGAGCAGGAAATGACAGAACAGGTAAGTGTGGATTGTCTTCATCATATACAGATATTAGACCGTTCCCATAGCATGTCAGGTAATATTGACGAACTAATAGAGAATGTTAAACAAACTATAAACTTCATATCTGATAATGACTATGTAAGTATTATTTGGTTTGGATCAGAAGGACAATACAAAACCTTAATAAGAGGAGCTAAAAAAGATGTAGGTCTTTTCCCTCTACTAGATAGTATTAAAAGTACTGTAGGATGTACCTGCTTCTCAGACTCTTTTACTGAGGTAGGGGAAATTATTAATGACCTTCAAACTATATGCCCCAATTTTAGTATCACACTCTTTACTGATGGTCAAGCTGTTGTACCTTGGGGTGAGGAAGAAGAAGAAAAAAGAGTCTTCTCAGCTATAGACTCTTGGAAAGATAAAGTAGTAGCCATAAACACTGTAGGATACGGAAACCATTATAATGAAAAGTTCCTAAAAGATATCTCAGCTAAGTCAGAATTTGGTCAAATGATACACTCAAGTACTATTGGGGATTATTCAGACATATTCTCTCATAACTATGAGAGAATTACAGAACTCTGCCTAGATTACGTGGAAGTTTCAGCACCTACTACAGAAATATTATATCTTAATAGTAAAACCTCTAAAATGACACAGGATACCCTAACTCTTAAAATGTTAGAAAAGAAAAAGAACCAATTTATTCTTGTTCTTGATTCAAGTACTGAAAAATTCACCTTAAATGGGGTTGAGTATGATCTCACTTCTATAACATCAAAAATCCCTAAAGATACTTTAAATACTATCACTTATGCTTATGCTTATGAAAATTATTATAAAGGAAATAGAAAATATGCCCTTGATATACTTGTAAACAATTTACAAGATAAAAAGCTTGTAGATGAGCAATTCAAAGCCTTTACTTTTGATGAGTGTGCTGATTATATGAAACTCTTTAAAAAAGCAGTATTTTCTACAAAAGGTAGACTGTTGGAGGGTTCTTGTGATGAGAATTATATACCTAAAGATAATGCTACTTGTATTATGGATATACTAAAAACTCTTGTAGAAGGTGATAACTACTACATCTATACTAAAAATTATAAAAGAACTGGACTACAAGTAACCGATAAATTTAATCTTTTCAAAAAATTAGATGAGCCTACTACAACACCTATTAAAGAGTTAGTTTTTAACAAAGAAAGACTTAACATCTCAGTAAGGTCAAAAATCTTAGGTAAGGTAACACTAAATCCTATACAAGCTAATAAGGTAGGACTTCCTAAAGAGATTGATAGCTGTGAGTTTCGAACTCAAACCATCATAAGTGATGGAAACTTAAATATTGAAAAAATTAAGGTTATCCTAGACAAGAAAACCCTAACAACTTTACAGGACTTAAATATTCCTAACCTTCTAGAAGATATTGAACAGTTAAGACTTCTTGAAAGATATATTGTTACTCTAAATCTAAAAACCCTTCCTGTGATAAATAGGAGTTATCTAACAGAGAGTAGCTTGATAGGTAATGTACTTTCACATACCTTAAAAATAACTCAGCTAGAAGCAAACCAGAAGGTTGCTAATTACTTCTTAAAAATTATGGAGGGTCGTGTAGATTATGACAGCACTTATGTGTCTAAACAATACACTCCAGAACAATTTGATGTTTTAAAAGAACATGGTCTTGATAGTAGTCTTAGATATGTTGGTATAGATAATGAAAAAGCTCAGAAAAAGGAAGATGATTTTTATGAGACTAGAGAACTTACTTTCACTCTCAAGGGATATTCTTCTTTACCCTCTGTACCCGATGTAATCAAAAAAGTTAAAGAAGGGGGTAAATTAAACGGACCTGCTACTCTTATGAAGGACTATCTCATGGACTTACAACAAAGAATTAATCAAGGTCTTACAACAGAAGAAAAACCTATATCTATCTTAGATGATCTAATAGTATTCCCTAATGAGTTAGAGTTTTTTAGAGAAGAAATAAAAACTATTGCTAAAGAACTCTTAAATTTGAGAATAGATATGTGTTCTATGAAAATAGCTAAAGTCTTAACAGGAGACTGGTTTGAAGACTTAATTTCTGATGGTAAAGGAAATTATCAATATGTAAATGAAGGTAACACCCTAATAGTTAAAACAGACAAAGTAAAAGTGTATTTCTAAAGTTGGAAGGGGTAGATATGTCATGGGAGATGAGGCAGAATACTTAGAAGATATTGCATGGGGAGAAGAAGCATTATTAGGGGAGGATTTTTATGAGGTTCAAGAGGGTGATTATAACTTTGAACTTCAATATTATAAAGGTATTCCTTTAAGATTAGTAAATATGGATTATACCGATAGAAAAGCTAAAAGATACTCTATAAATGATACTATTCAAAAATTATGGATACCTAACAAGTATTTAACTCTGGAAGGTACTATAAGACCTCACGCTAACCTAGATTTTAAATTTAGGGGTACAAATATAAAACATATATTAAAATTAGCGGGAGTAGATATACAACTTTAAATAAAAAAGTGAGGCTACTTATGGGATTTTCAAATAATACAATTAAATTTTACTCACGTTCACAGAGTTTTTTTGAACTCTCTAACTTCTACCCAAGCTCTTTTGAGCTTGATGGTAGATGGTGGAGAACTGTAGAACACTATGTACAAGCAAAAAAATCATTGGATGAGTCTGAACAAGAACTAATCAGAAATACACATAAAACTACCACAATAAAAAAATTGGTGGATAGTATGAAGATAAGAGATGATTGGGAGGAAGTTAGGGAAGATATAGTGTATAAAGCCCTTAAAGCTAAATTTACTCAAAATAAAAAACTTAAAATGCTTCTTCTCTCTACTGGTACTTGTGACCTTATGGAAGATTCCCCTACAGATATGTACTGGGGTGGTAGAGGTAAAAATAGGTTAGGGGAATTACTTAAAACCCTAAGAACAGAATTGGAGAATATAAAATAACAAGGGGGAATTAATATGAGCAAGACACCAATAAAATTTAAGGTTGAGTGTGAAATTCCAAGAATAAGAACAGCCTATGTGGAATGTCCTGTTTGTAATGTAGAGTTTGATGTTTTAGATTATGGAAAGACAGAAGAATACTCAAAAATTATAGATTGTGTTGATTTACAATTTGCAAGAATAAAATGCCCCTCTTGTGGGTATTCTTTCAGTACAAGAGGGAAGCAAATAAGCATAAATGATAAAATTGAACTTGAATACTAGGAGGGAAAATGAGAATAGGATCTGATTGCACTAAATATTGTATAACATGTCAAACATACTATTTAGGTGGATGTGATATTACAAAAGGAGAAGAAGAATACTGTCCTTTCCCTCCTGAGTGGCTTGAGGGTTACTTAGCAAAAAAAGAAGGAAAAGAGTTAGACCCTACGAAAAGACCTGATTGGTATGTAGGATATTATGCTAGAGCAAGATTGGAGAAAAATTTTTATGAAGAATTACATGAACGCTGAACAAAGAACAGAATTTGTTACCTTCGGTGTTCTATTAGGATATGCTCAAAATGTGTTCTTAAAAAAATGGGGAGAAAAATATCTAACACCAAATGAAACAGAAAAAATTCAAATCGCTTGTGGACTCCTTACAGATGCTTTTGAGTGTGTTCTAAATAGAATGGATAAAGATTATGGAACTGTTATTAGAAGA